GATAGACGCCTTTTCAATAGCGTGCTTGCCGAAGTGGCAACGTGCTTTTGCTAAGTTGCACAAGGTTTTCAATTTTGAAGCACTTGTGTGCCCGTGCGGCATTAAAGGGTTCGAGGAGTTTGAGGCCAATGAACGCGAATCAGTCGTTCGAAGTGGATATTATACAGCTCGAGAATCCTTGTTTGTAGGAGTTCCCGTGAACATGCGCCACGTTTTTCCACGTGGCGGGCCAGACACGAATATGGAACGTGATTTAGTGGCAATCAGGCCAAAATGCTCGGTTAACAATAAGAAAGGTGAAGATAAGCCGCCTAAAGAGGAAGGAAGCTTCTTCCCTATAGCCCCGTCGTTTCAGGGGTGCATTCCCGTTGTTTTAGCATCTAATGCGCATAACGAGGAAATTGCAATAAGGAACCGTTGCACTATGATCCGTCCCACTGCTAGCCCCGAAGCTTGGACTGAGATGGACAGAGTATTCAAAGAGGTGTACGATCTCGACCGTTATCAGTTGACGAACTTCACCGATGCTTCGAAAATTTGGATTGACCATTTTGACTCAAAGAGGAGAGCGAAGCTGATGGAAGCGCATGAAAATTTGCTTACTGATGGAATGGAATACTATGATTACAGCAACAACTCTTTCGTGAAGAGGGAAAAGTTGCCCTTATCGTCCTCTGAGGGACTAGAGGATAAGGACTGCCGCCTAATAAGCGGTTGTGGTGATAAAGCCAATTGCGCCATAGGGCCATTTGTTTATGATCTATCCAAGTACACTATGAAGAGGTGGAACGGAACACAAGAAATATATTATGCAAGCGGCTGTAACGCAGCGCAGTTGGGCGCATGGTTTAGTGCGGCATACGATGAAGGTGATATGATATATATGTCCGATTATTCACGCTTTGATGCCACACAAGGTGCAGAAGCGCATGCGTTTTTGCGGAAAATTTACGTAGCGGCCGGCATTGATGAACACCCACATGCGAGACAAGTTTTTGAAGCACGTAGTATGAGACGTGGTGTAACTCGCAATGGAATTGTGTATAGATCAGATTATGGCAGGGCAAGTGGAGAACCGGATACGTCCTTGGGCAATAGTTTGCTGAGTGGTACGGCCACGCTTGCTGCATTGAGATATGCTGGTGTAGTAGGGGAGATCAAGATCGCATGCGGGGGTGATGATGTGATCGCGATCATAAAAGGCAAAGGTAAACCAGGTCAGAGCCCAGAGGAGATTTGTGAGACTGCTGATGAGTTCAACAAGTTGCTGGGTTTTAGTCCTAAAAGCTCGTATGCCTTGGATGTGGGTGACGCAGAGTTTTATTCTGGCTGTTTTTGGGCTGTCGACAGCACACATGTTATGCTGCCATATGGACAAGTCCAATACGTGTATGGCCCGAAGGTTGGTCGTGCGTTACCTAAAGTTGGTTGGTCTACCAAGAATCTGAGTTTACCGGAAGTGAAAGGTATGCTCGAAGGGCTGGCTGGTTTGTGGAAACACGTCCCAGTACTTCGTGTTTATCATCAATATGCCATGGATCGTTTGAGGCTCATCGAGGCCAAGAAGTATGTGGATCCTGAGTGGCAGTATAAGGTGAAATCCGAAAGCCAATATAAGATATCGCGGGCTGCTTATCAGCAGTTTTTCCAGCGGTATAACGTCACCGTGGAAGAAGCCGAACGGTCTCTTCGTGAAGCCTTAGGGCAGTGCTCGTCATTTTACGATGCCATTGAATGGCCTCTCTTGGAGGTCTTCTCGGCTCGTGATAATTGACTCGTGCTGGTTTGGTGGAACCTTAAACCACCTCAGCCGGGGGCTGAATGGGGCCCCCGTCTGAAAATTGTGACGTTTGTCAGCAAGATAGACTATCTTACTGACGGTTGGTGTGGACCGTATTTCTCGGACAACAAGTTCCAGAGATCGGTGAAAACAGGGAGCCATAAGCCTAAAACAGCTTTGGGACTCGCTTGTAAAAGACACGATAACGCTCTTGCCTCAGGTGTCGATTGGATTGACGCTGATCTTGAGTTTATTGAAAGTTCTCAGAATCTTGGGACTTTGGGTAAGATCTATTCGAAGTTAGTTGATATGAGAGGAAAGAAAACCCCTGGACTCCGTGGCTCTGTAGCTACGAACCAGAAACAAAAGAAAAATGTGGCTAGAAATGTTTTGGAACGAGGATCAAACCTCGCCAAGGCAACTAAGGAACTACGACGTGCGGAGAATGCGATTGTTACAGCGCCGGTTAATATCTCGCGTAAGGTTGCGATGGCTAAGCCAAAGATCAAATCCTCCAATGGGAGTGTGGTCGTATCGCACAGCGAGTACATTGGTACAGTGTCATCGTCGGCTACGTTTGCAGCGACGACGTACCCAATAAATCCAG